TTACAATCAGTTAGATCGTAACCACGAACATCATTGGTAACATTTTGGTAACCTTGCCATGACCCATCATCTTGAATCATGATATCAGCCGCATCAACTGCACTGTAATACCACAAACGACCGTCTGCTGGATATGAGTCTGGAGCAGTGGGACTGGCTGTGTAAGTGAACAATGGTGTTGAAACAAAGTTACTGAGTTTTAATACGTTGGCAGCCCCGCCTGAATGTTGTACTTGATCAGGAGCACCTAATACAAAACCAGCGGTGGTCATTGGAGTTCCCGTTAAATTCACTGAAAATATTGTGCCGCCAGCACTGTGAGTAAACACAATGTTGCCTGCTGAATTAACACTGGCTGAGACGTAAGGATTGTTTGCTGCCGATACGGCTGCAATAAAATCACTCACAGTGCCAGTACCACCAATGGTGGCAGTGGCCGATAGCGTTGTGAGACTTCCTGGTTGTGTGGAATTCACACTAAAACTATTACCAACAACAAATGCTGTTCCTGTAGGTGTGGTTGTCCCAGTAATTATTGTGGCGCCTGCCGCATAACGTTCCTGAATGGTAAATGCCGCGGTTGCAATAGTGGTATCCCACTCAAACGAAGTATATTCTACGTAAGTTGTGCCTGCTGAAATATTCTTTCCACCGCCTGTGGGATCAAGTCCATACAGAGCGGCAGTGTCACTTGCATATGCCGGGCAAGATTGTGTAACAAAAGCCCCAAGTGCGGCACTGTATTGTTTAAATATCAAATTCAATCCGTTGTTGGCTGAACTCATGTTTTCCCAGATAGAACCTGTGGGTCTTGAATTCAGTGGATCAATCGTAGCACCTCTAATCCATTTTGGCTGTTCATAACTGTAACCAGGGAAGTATTGCGGCGCTGGATACTGGCTTGCAGTGATACCCAACTGGGTCAACAACGCAGTTCCCAAGTTAGGACCAGCAACAACTTCAATAAAGCCACCACTGTCCAATGTAGAACCGTCTGTGCCTGCGGTGCTGGCGGCATACAAATACAATTGACTACTCTCTGCACGAGCAGTAACACCTGTTATAGCGGCAGCATTAATAACCGCAACAAAACCTGCCACAGTATTGGTTGCACCAACTGTGACAGTGGTACCGTTGATGATCATGTTGGCGCCCACTGTCAGGGTAGTAGTAACTGCATTGGTTCCTGCCACTGTGGGCCATGAAGTTTTCCAACCGTCGCTACCAACTAGATTCCAGGTGTTGTCGTACTTTTTGTAATAAACAAAAGCATTTGCATCTACGGCCGACACAGCATAGTCACCAATACTACCAATGGTTTCCAATGGTGTAGCGTCAGCAATGGGGTCAGACCCGTCGCCACCCTCTGTGTCTGTTGTTTCTGTGATTATGGTAGGAGTTTGTAGGTCAAATGTTTCTGTGGTGGCATTCCATTCAAACAGGCCCCAGCTAGAAAGACCTGTGTCTAACCAGTATGTGCCATTATCTGGTGTGCCCAATGGACGAGTCAAACTGGCTGTGAGTGCTGTCAAATCAACATCAGCACGTTGTATATAAGCACGGTTCGTAACACCCAAGGCAGAGTAAGCGGCAAGTAAGCCGTATTCGTTGAGTTCGTATCCGTTGATAGGAGTGCCAGTTGTGGTGTTGTAGAAGAACGGCACACCAAAGGTGGCTGCCAAATCGCGTTGGCTGGTAATCAAATATGTTTTGTTTGCATTAGCGGCAAGAGTACCGGCTGCTATAGTGATGCCGTCACTGGATACTTTGTTTTGCGCTGTGGCAACCACAAAGTAAGGTACTGTGTTAACGGCTGAGGGTACGTATTGACTCTCGTCAATTACTGTTACTTCTACGCCTGGTGATGTTAAAGCCATAATGGTTTCCTTTTCAAGTTCTAATATTTATTGACAAGTGTCAAAAACACCCAGTTTGACCAACCTACATGTAGGTTCGTGTGCTAAATACCCAATGAGACCGTTTTGCAAAGTATGTGGGGTGTTACCACGTGCGGTGGCCTACCACAAATATGACCGTGTGTACTACAGATCAATGTGTACTGCTTGCCAACGTCGAGGACGCAAACAAAAGGCGCCTGTGCCACAGTGGCAGTTGGATGGCTACAAGAAAAAACCCGCATGTGACAAATGCGGGTTCAAAGCACGATATCCCAGTCAATTATTTGTTTTTCATATTGATGGTAATTTAACCAACAGCGGGCAACGCAATTTACGAACTGTGTGTTTGAATTGTAGTGTGGAAATAAAACGCAGTGACGTTACATGGCGTCGGGGCGATCTTGAGCCGGACTTGTAACCAGTGATTTGACCTGCTGATACAAGTCATCTAGGGTGCAGTTGTTGTCCAATACCGCATCAAAATCTGTGCCGACCCAGGCAGTTTCGCTGGCATGAATACCTAGTTTTTCCAGTTTGCGATGACTGATTGACCAAGTTGAGTTGCCGTTGGCCCCACGGTTTACACTTAACGCGGCATTGTACCATGCAGGTTCTGCACCACGAGCAACTCTGATTACTCGCCCTCCGGCGTTTTTAATAGCCCGTATTTCGTTGGGAAAGCGGCAGTCTGAGATAACCACATCATCCTGGCTGTGGCGAAGTTTGTTTTCTAGACTGGCAATCCAGATGTCATCGTGGAATCCGGCTCTGCACACTTCTGTGCCCCAGTATTGTAGGATCCACCGTGGCGTTAGTGTGGGCATGTGCAGGCGTTCTGCCCACCATGGATCTACTTGTTCACGCCATTCACGGGCCTGTTTTGTGCGGCCTTCCAGCATGGTTCTATCCCAACCAAACACCTGTGCCACTGCGTCTTTCAACGTGCTTGCAAAACTCTCTCTACGAAAATGATGTAAATTAACAAGGTAGTCAGCAATGGTATCTTTGCCCGAACCAATAAATCCGCAAATGCCAATGATCATATCAATCCTTTTTAAAAATGTCTAAGTTGGTTTTATCTGTACGCAGTCCCATGATATTGACACTGTATCTAGGATAGTGGCTTGCGTTTGCTGTTGAATGTGGAGTGTTTGCCCAGTCAAACCAATGCACATCTCCGGCCCGCCAGTGTGTATATGTGTAAGTTCCATAAATGTAAAACTGTCCAGGGCGCCAATCTTCCAGCATCACAACCAACTTGATAATATCAGCAGGATCACTATCGGGATATACCATGTCCAACTTGTCAATGTGTTCATTAAACACCTGCCCGGTACGCTGTACATGTACTCGCGTTTTTTCTTGATCTAGTGCCAACTGTTTAGACAAACTTTTGATGTTGGGCACACTATCCAAATCATCAAATACATCTGTCAATTCCATTTCTGGGTTGCCGCCGCCTTGCACAATATCATATTCTTCTTGTTCTATGTGGAGGCTTAGGCTTGTGGGTCTTGGTGTTGCCACAGTACTTTTTCTATTGCGCCAGGTCATGGGTCGAGTGTGCCGCTTAATATAATCAAGTTCTTGCATCCAAGTATTTTCGTAACGTCCTAACACTCGAAACCATTCACCTGGTTCGTCAATTTTTGTATCATCAAAATGATATTTACTTCGATTTTTTGTATATTCCCAATTGCTTTTCATTTGAGTGCTGTGACGTTAAGGTGTCGAAGTGTGGTTTGTAGCATACCAATTTGTCTGCGGCAGTCTTCCAGCGCATGGTGGCTGGTAGGAGGGATAGTTTGATCTGACCATAGACTGAATACTGTTCTTGAATCTCGCACCTGGTAATATTTCCAGGGTAGAGGCTTGTTATAACTTTTGTAGGCATGCTCAAGAATGTTCATGTCGTATGTGGGACCTTGAGCCCAGATTAGTTTGGCGTGCCAAATCAACCGGCCCAACTCATCTAATGCTTGATCTAACGGGATACGATCTTGTTCCCCAAATGCTTCTTCTCTGGCATGTTCTGGTTGAGTTGCCCACCAGGCTATTGTACCATCATCAATTGCACGATTTTCCTGACTCTCCAGTGAGACTCTAGCATAGTAATGTCGGTCGTAACAGCCCAACCCAAACGGATCAAATGCCTGGGCGGCTATGGTAAGGATAGTAGTGTCGGGGCCTGTTGCTAGTCCCTCAAGATCAATCATCAGTTGCATTCAATGATTGTAACACAACTGCAACGGTTTGTCTAGCGTGTGTTAACCAATTACCCAAGTAAGTGGTTGACTTGCATCTACATACATTTTGAGGTCTTCAATTTTGGCATCCATGATAGCTTGCCCTTCTGACTTCATTGCGGCACCGTTTAGTTGGCCTCCGCCCTGTGGACCGGCAATGGTTGAAAACTTCTCACGTGCTTCACCAATGATCATTTTACAAGCACCAACCATGTAGTCCCGAATCCACTGCTGGATTTGGTAGTCGCTCAGTAACTGTATTTCAGGTTTGGTTTGATACACCCAGAGCAGGACATTTTCGCCAGTGCCTTTTGGATCACGAATCAGTTGCAGTTTCTTTGTGACAGGATTCCAGGTGTAGTTCATGTATGCACCGAACATACGTCCAGCCAGTTCAACATATTGGCTGTAGAAATCATATGTGGCCAGGCCGCCTGCCACGTTGAAGTTCATAAGGTAAACGTTGATACTTGCCTGTGCAAACGGATCAAAGTTTGATGCAAACGGTCCTGTTGAGTCGCCAAATGTTCTGCGGAATATTTGTCGTACACTTTGTACTTCTTGTGGCAAAGTATAAATGTTGAGATCTCTAATCAACTCCATGAAGATGTAGGCTTCTTCATAGGCATTTTGAGCACGTTGTCGATAAACGCCAAGAGTACGCTGATATGCCGCTTCGTAGTGTGCAGGGTCTAATTCAAGATCAATAATTTGATCACCCATGGTCAATTTGCAATACTCAATAAGGTTTTGCTTTAACTCGGGTAAGGTATTTTGTTCAGCCATTGGGGAGACTCCGTTCCCCCTTATTTACCAGGCCTTTAGTACTAACAAGTTCTCAGTACCCCGAGCATTCCAAGACGTTTCTGTAGTGGTTAAATCCTTGTATATCTTACGTGCCGCTGGCTTGCCTGCGGCTTGTATGGCCCGGATGACATCTGCTGGCTTGCGCACAGTTTTTTGTAGCGTTTCTACGGTACTGTATCCAATTATGCTGTTGTTCTTGATAGTAAATGCTTGTGTATGGCTGTCTGCTACCACATGAATCAACTTGCGTTTCTTGGTATCGTACAACCAGGCTTCAGCCTTGTCTACTAGACTTGCGGCCGGCAATCCTTTGATTTCGAGTTCCACAAACTCTGCTGTGTGTTTGAACTTGGCCGCACGTTTTTCTGGAGGCACTGTCTTGACCTTGCGTGGTTTGCGTTCCACTTTCTTGATTTGCACATAAGCACCACAGTCATTGATCACTGCTTCGCAAAACTTCACGCAGTTACGCAATTGAATCTTGGTCAGGTAAGAGTATGCTTCCACCAACAACGCATCCTTGCCTTCCACTGCCTGTTCAAACTCTGCCAGATTGCGTTTCCAACGATTGGAAATCTCGCTGATCATTTGCGGCACCACATTCATTCCACGGATCACCATGATAGGCTTGTAGTCTGCTGACATCTTGGCACCGGCCATCATGAATTCGTCGAACATGCCATCCAATTCAGCCGCACACTCGCCAACTTTTTCTCTCAAGCGATCTTGTATGTTGGGTCGAGCCGGGCCTTCTTGGGCTGGCTCGGCATCCACTTCTGCTGTTTGTTTGCTGGATAAAATTTCTTTCAGCAAATTGTCCAGTTTGATCTGTTCAGTTTCATTCAACTCCAGGCCCACCATGTTCATGCGGCATAACCAGCCTGTGGTCAGGCGTATGGCTGAATCCGGAATGCTTTTTAGTACTCGCACATCTGCCTTACGGTCATGTGATTCCAAATAGTTCACAATCATTTCACGAGCATCTTTTTTGCCGTAAAAATAGTTATACCAGGAGAATGCCTTGCTCAGGGCACTGATGCGATTTTCTGTGGGTTGCGTTCGCCACGGAGGTTCCCCGCCCATGACATTGGTATCTGAACTACGGGGGTTTAGCAGTTTAATGGGTTTCATCAGGGC